TGCCTACTTCCATTTCTTGTAAATCTCCACGAGACATTTGAACTCTCCGATTAACCTTAGTAAATTTAATCTATATTTATTTATAATTTAATAATTTACAATGAGTTTAAAAACTCATTGAATAACGATAACTTATATTGTTCAAGAACACCTTGATCAACAAGAGTGTTGATTCTATATTTAGCGTTCTCTGCTGCCTTTTCTTTGAGGATTCCACCATCCCAAATCCATTCTTTACCTTCCATAATTCCCTGAACAAAAGCATCGGGAGCAGAAGGATCTGCAACGATATCGGCAGCAGTTGCTAGCATGAAATCTTCACCAACTTCCATATATCCATCACGGTGTTGTGTTACTGAACCAATACCACGAGAAGAAACGCCAAGAGTTACTCCTTCTTTAAGAAGTGACTCTGCAATCTTACCCATGGGTGTGGAAAGAATTTGTGCCTTACCGATAAAATCATTTCCTTTTTGCTCAAGAGAAACAATTTTATGCGATACTCTATCGAGATTGACAGTAGGACCATCAGGATGACCCAACTCACCAAGAGCACGACCTTTGTTGATATAACTATCAGAGTATCTCTTAACCTCACGCTCCATTATTTCACGACGATATACTCTACCATTACGATTCTTTTGTTCAGTTTGAAGGAAAGGTCCTTGAATGTAAAGAGTTTTTTTACCGTTTACATTTTCAGTAATAACTTCTACTGATTCAATTTCTTCGGTGATGAGTTTCATTATGCTTGTCCTGAAATTTGTACTTGTTGAGCATAAACAATTCCACCTGAACCTTCCGTTCTAGCAGCAACTCTCAAAGAATTTTTGATAGTTGCATCTTTTGCGGAAAATGCAGTAAGAATACCACTAGAATTATGTCCAAGAGTAAGGCGTGTTTGATAATAACCATCAACACCAGATGTAGTATCTACTGATACCACTGGAACATGTACAAAATTATAAAGAGGTTCACTTGCTCCAGTAATACTTACAAAATCACCAACTCCAAATGGAACTTGAGTTCCTTCAGGAACACTGACAATTGTTGTAGTTCCCGTTATAATTCCAACAACTCTATTTGATGCTTTAGTCATCGCAAGAGTTGCAGAACTTCCAGCAGGAACATAATAATCTGCAGTCGTTGCGGTTGGATTAGTACCAATCGCAACAAATGCTCCAGATGTAACTGCAACAACTCTCATTACGTCCGTTTGAACGGTAAACGAAGTTGTCATTCCCGATGTGGCACTTGTTGTTAGTGAAATGCCGGCACCAACTGGTCTATGAGCCATTATTCTTATAATTCATTTACTAATTATTTATCAATATTTACTCTTCCTCAGATCCAACTTCTTCTTCAGAAGAAATTCCATTAAACATACTTTGTGCAACTAATGGTCTGAAAGTATCGATTTTTTCTGCGGATTTTGCAAAAAGCAAATCTTTAATTTTATCACTGATTTGAGAGGGTGACTCGTCAGCAGCAATCATATCTAAAAGGTCATCCATTTTTTTAATTTAAAATGTCGTTTTTATTTATACTTTTTGGTTAAGTTTACTAAGTGGGTTGCTATAAAAAACACTGACCGATGTAAAAAATTAAAGTTAGTCCCATCCATTTTATCTCTATATTGCTTTGCGGACTTCTCTAATTTTTCTATTGCATCATCAAATTTCATTGTTTGCGTAAATCCTTTAGTATCATATGCATCCATGATCAAATGATACCTATCTTCATTTGAAGTATTTCTTATTTGATGCAAGTTATTAACAGGTAACATATAAACTGATCCATCTGCAGGCATATGAAACTCTCCATTTTCTGTCCAATGAATGCATTTATTATTTGTTACGATTGGAACATGAATCCTACAAATATAGTTTCCAATTAAATTATCCTCTGGCCAAGGAGCATCACTATGAACAAAACTTGAAGTATTTGCTGCTAATAAAGATATTCTTGCTCTTCTTGGAAAGAATCCATGTTCTTCAAGTAAATCAATAATTCTTTCTATTTCACCAAAACATGCAGGTGTTTTATTAATATGCTCAAATGGATGAGATACTTTCAAATAATGTGCAAGATGATATTTGTATGGCTTGTTGTTGGAATATTGAAAAAGTGCATTTGCAGTTTCCCAACCATCATCACAAGCACCCGATCTACTTAAGACACTCCAACCACCAAAGTTTTTATATCCAAATTCTTTGGCTTGCCAGGTTACTGGTATTTTTTTAATATCATCAAGATTATTTTTAAGTTTTTCAATATCAACATTAAATGGAAGTTTTTCAATCATGAAATTTTATATCAGATTTCACCACCCTTAGGCATCTTAACTGCAGATGTATCTAATTCTGCAGCGGAACCATCTGCTTCTGTTGCAGCTCCTGCAGAATCTGTATTAGGTTCCATAACTGGTTGACCAAGATCCATACCAGCGGTTCCAGGTTCTAATGGCATACCTGTCATTGGATCAATAGGAGCATTGGGATCTGGAATAATTCCATCTTTGATTTCCTTTTTAATAATTTTATCCTGTTCAATAATTTCTTCATCAGTTTGACGAAGAATTTTTCTCCTTACATAATCTTGAGAGAAATACTTGCCAACGTATGGTTCTGCAACTTGAACCATATTTAATCTTTCATTTAGAAGTTCTGCGTCTTTGAGTTCTGCAAAATGATTATCATAAAGAAAATCATATTGAATATGCTCATTCATTACATCCCAATCTTCTGGAGTGATGATGTTTTTGAGAATCAATTGCGTTCTCAACATATCAGAGAACATGTATGAAAATCTTTTTCTTAAACGAGCAACAAACTTACTAAACTTAACTTCATCGCGTAAAATTTCTGATGAACGACCAAGATTGAATCCACCTTCTCCGTCCATTCTTGATGGTGGAACATTCAAAGAACGATAAAGTTTTTTCTTAAAGTATTCAATATCAGTAATTTCTCCAAGATTTTGACCGCCAGGAAGTGTAGAAATTTCCGTTCCTCTACCACCTTCTCTTCTTGGAAGCCAAAAATCTTCAAGCATTGCCATAAACTTTTTATCATCACGAATCTCACCTGTATTTGCATCATACACAAGTTTATTGCGATAACGCATCATCACGTCACGAAGATATTGCTCTGCTTTTACCTTTGGAAGATTACCAACATCAATGTAGAAAATTCTACGTTCTGGAGCACGAGATAATCTGTAGATAACCAAACTATCCTCAATCATGCGAAGTTGATTGAGAGACTTGATTGCTTTGTGAAGATACGAAAGAGTTGATCCTTTGTTCCTATCTACAAGACCAGATGTGCAATAAGTAATTGAATCTTTTGCCATCTTAATTCCACCAGTTCCACCCATCGATGATGGATTGGTGGTTGGATATGTCATTTTTGGATTGTAAACATAATATTCTTCAATCTCGGGAAATTCATACTGCATTGGATCATCAGTATGAACATTTGCAAGTCTATATTGTAACCTATCTTTTTCTGACTTTTTTTGTTGACGTATATAACGCATTTTCATTGCGTCAATGTATCTCAACTCTTGAATACCTTCATGTGGATTTTTTAAATCAATGACTTTATGGTAGTAAAGTCTTCCATCTACATACCAGTTTCTATAAATTTCGTGAGATTTTTTATCAAAATCTAACAGTTCTAAAATGTATTTAAATTCCTCTCTTATCTTTCTTTTAATACCATCACTTGCATTTAAATTTGAAAGTTCAATCGATACTGGACTGTCATTTGTATCCGAAACAATCGCTTCATTAACAATATCTTCAATAGCACTATCACATTCTGGATGAAGTGCCATTTCACGATATCTTTTAATTAAATCAAATTCAGTCCTATAAACACCTTCAATATCAACATACGAACCAAAAAACCCGCTGCTTAGGTAAAAGTCGCTTGAATCCTCATTATTAGGAGGAACGGGCGACAAAGCACCCGGTGAAATTGGTTCGTTATCCTCAAGTGAGAATCCAAATAATTTTGCCATTATTAAAGTTTACTTGTACTTGTTCTACTATTTATTAACCGTTTGGATTACCTGCTCCAGTCAATGAGAAAGATTGAACTTGGAACTCTACAGTAAATTCCTCAATAGTATCGCTGGTATCATATGATAAATCAATCTGTGAAATATTAGTTGGGAAGATATCAATAAATTCATACTCTTTTAGAACAGCATTTGCAGTTCCTGCATTTGTTGTGCTGCTTGCAGATGAACCTCTGCCAAGTTGATACACTTTAGCATTGGTCATGTATGCCGCTGGATTTGTAGCACCAAGATTGTTGCTTAGCTTAGAAATTAATTCCATCCACTCTTCAAAAGCGTTTCTAAGTCTAAATCCTTCATCATTAATAACAGTGACTGTCCAGGTATCAAAAGTTCTATCACCAGCAACTTTAAAAATTCTTCCTCTAAATGGAACATCAATATTTGCAATGTTTGATGCTGGTAATGCAGCTGCTTTGCACATGTATCTGAAGTTATCAGAGTCCCAAGTAATTCCTGCAGGTAGAGTCGTTAACTCAACCTCAAATAAATTGGGTCTTGCGCCGCCACCAATTAGTGCGGATTTAAACTGAGAAATTGTTTTGTTTTCTCTTGTTGTTGCCATGATTTTTTCCTCCTTTGGTTATTTAGATTAAATTCTATTAAACTCTACCTGCTACTTCTTCAAAACTTACACCAGTTCTTGTGGCAACAAATGTAAGTGTTACGTAGTTAATCGACTTAGCTGGTTTCAAGAAGATATCAGCTCTAAATTCATTATTATCAATAACATCAGGAGTGTTATTTGTTGTATCACAAACAACTAAGAATCCATAGAGTCCACGCTTTGCTTCAACATCTCTCAGATATGGTTCAACGATGTTTCTAAAGTTTGCTCTTGTCAACTCATCATTCAATTCAAAGAGTTGAGCCTCTGCAGATCTCTGAAGTGCTTGCTCGATTGTGAGGAACAAGCGACGAACGTTAATTCTGTCAAATGCTGATGCATATCCAAGTGCAGTCTTATCTCCGAAGAGAACTGTACCTACACCTGGTTTTGTAATGATAGCATTAACTCTTTGTGGATAAAGTTGATCTCTCTGTGCTTTAGTTGGATTGTATGCAAGTTTAACGACATTGTTTAAAATGCCTCTT